AATGGAGAGATACTATAAAAGACATTAAAGAAAGGAATCCTAAAGGAGAATAATAATGGCATTAACTACAGTACATGGAAGAATGGTAACAGACGGTTCTATTGGAACTGCTGATCTTGATGCGTCTGGTGTAACATCAGGTTTTAACAATGTTACTAAATCAGATAATGGGAATGGCACATTTGATATTATATTTCATGCTACTAATGGTTCAACATATACAATAACAACTCCTGTTTTAACTGGACCTACAGGACCAGCTGGTGCTGATGGAGCAACTGGAGCAAAAGGTGATGATGGTAATGTAGGACCTCAAGGTGCTGTAGGTAATACTGGACCAGCTGGTTCATCTGGGATTACAATAAATTCTTTTAGTGGAACTAACAATGCTAATGGAACAATTACATTTAATTTTGCATTTAGTGATGGAACAACTGGTACTCATACATCTGCTAATTTAAAAGGTGATACAGGTGATACAGGGCCTCAAGGTAATATTGGTCTTACTGGTAATACTGGAGCTACTGGTACATCAATAAATAATATAACAAGCACAACTGGTAGTAGTGCTGGTACATATAATGTTATTCATACTATGTCTGATGGTAGTACACATACTATTACAACACCTGATTTAACTGGACCTCAAGGACCAGCTGGCTCTGGGTTACAAGATATTGTTGATGATACAACACCGCAACTAGGTGGTAATTTAGATTTAAACGGCAATACGATAACAGGATTAGTTATTGGTACAGATGTTCAAGCCTATGATGCTGAACTTACTGCTATTGCTGGTTTAACTTCAGCTGCGGATAAAGGCATACAGTTTACTGGAAGTGGTACTGCTTCAACTTATGATTTAACGAGTGCTGGTAAAGCATTATTAGATGATGCAGATGCCGCTGCTCAAAGAACTACGCTAGGTTTAGGAACTATATCTACTGCTGCAACATCAGATTATTCAGCTACAGCTAATAACTTAAGTGACTTAGCAAGCTCAACTACTGCAAGAACTAACTTAGGTTTAGGTACTGCTGCAACTCAAGATGTTGGAACATCAGCTAACAATGTTGTTCAGCTTGATGGTTCTTCAAGGTTACCAGCTGTTGACGCATCTCAAGTAACTAACTTGCCAGCATCAGGTGGTCTTGGATCAAGAAAAACTTTTACAACATCCGAAGCTGTAACTGCTGGTGATGCTTTAGCTATTGATTCAAGTGGTGGTACTGTAAAAAAAGTACAAGAAACTATACCAGCTGCTATTCAAGACACAGATATACCAGCATCTAACAATGATCAGACATATACAGCATGGCCAAATAAATTATTTGAGCCAGGATCATCTTGGAGTAGTCAGTCTGAGTTAAGTTATATGGGCCAGAAATCAAGTGTCTATGTAGACCATGCTGATCGCATTGCTATATTTTATACTGGTGCTAATAATAATGCTAAATTTTATGGCAAAACAGTTAAAAGAAATAGTGATGGAACATTTGAATATGGTCCAGAGTTTCAAGTAAATAATGGTAGATTAACATCCTTTGCTGTAGATTATGATCCAGTAAATGACCACATAATTATTGCTGGTAGACAAAGTTCTGATGGTGGTATTTATGTATGGAATGTTGATTGTGATACTAGTGGTAATTTAAGCTTAAATTTAAAATTTACATTGATGGGTAGTAACCATACTTTTTATGATATGGCTTATGACCATACTAATGGAGAAGTTGTTGTAGTAAGTCATGGTGTTGGTAACTATCCATACAACAGTCAAGGCCAGTTTATGTATCATTTTAATTACAATGCTGCTGGAGATGCAATAACTTATCGAGATGGATATGCTAGTTATTGGGGTCAATGGCAACACGAGAGTGGTTTTAGTAACGCATCAAATCTTGATGGTAGATTTAAAATGATGCACTTAGGATCAGAGGCTAAGACAACAAGTTATACATCAAGTCACGGTAGCGCATCATCAAGTGATGGTCCTAGCATGGTAGCTATCTATGAAAGAAGTAGTAGCCCATACGAAATAGGTTATGCTTTCTGGAACACAAACAGAAATTCAGCTAGTAATAATTCAAATTCAAAAGTACTTAGAAGTTGGAACTCTGATGTTGATAGAGGTGGTACTGGTCCTAACTGGACTAATATGCAAATGGCTCTTGATCCAGTTACAAAAAGAATAATGGTTTTTGGTAGAGACCCTTTTCACAATAATAGTAACAACTATAGACCTTGGTACTGGACATTCCAATACAGATGTAAAGGTTCAGGTACAGATCATTGGGAACATAGCAATGCTAATGTATCAAACAATGGTGTTCATGTACAAGACACTAGCACTACTTATATTGGTGGTGGCGCTAATGATATGCAAGGCTATCCATCTGTAGATGTTGATACTGCTACAAATCGTGTTGTTGCTCTTTATGTTGCTCATAATGGTGGTAGTAATAGTACAAATACTACACATGGTAATAAAAAAGTTGTTGCATATAGATTAACAGGCACAGGAAGTTTTGATAATACAAATGATACTACAAGCTATAGTATAGATAGTGGAACTGTAGTAGGTTTAGATACCGATGGTGATGCTTTTCTTGCACAAAATAGTAGTGGTATTGATTTAAGATTTAATCCAACAACTGGTGCTAACATGTTTATGGCATCCGTTAAAAGAGATAGCGATAATTATACTGCTGGCACATCTTGGGGTCAAGAAAACAGATTCCATAATATAGATTTAGGTTACCCTGTAGCAACATCAAGAGATAGGTTTACTGGTATTGCTTTAGCAAGCGCTGGTAATGGTGCTACTGTAAGCACAGCATTAAAAAATTCTATTGCGAGTGGATTATCTGGTTTAACTGCTGGTACAAAATATTATTTAAGCAGTACTGGTTCATTAACAACAACTGCAACAGATAGATTTATTGGTACTGCTATTAGTACTACTGAAATTATTTTATCTGATGGTGACCTTGATGGATATTCAGTAGGAAGTGCTGCAAATAATATTTTAGCATTAAATGATCAGGGTAAAATACCAGCTGTAGATGGATCATTATTAACTAATATGAACGCTGGTCCTGTTTTAATTGGAGAACATATTCTTACTAATAATTCTACACATACTTTGCAAGTAGACACGCCAGGCTGGACATCAAATTATGATCACTTGGCAATAATGGCTGGTTTTTCTTTCTACTCAGGTGTTAATACAACAAGCGCTGGCTTAAGGTTAAGCGGTCATACTGGAAATAATTATAAATATAGATATAGATATGGAACTAACAGTACAAATCAATCATCAGGAAGTGACCAATGGCCTATAACTGGTAACAATAATTTAAGCAATCAAACTTATTGTTCTTATATGGCTTTTGTTCAATGGTGGCCTGATTTTAATACTGACCAAAGTAAAAGTCATGCGTCTTATGGTTGGGGTGTTGGTCATAGTTTCCAATCAAAAGTTCAAGGAAGTAATTTTAATCATTATGAACACATGGAAGGTGGTATAAGACATGACCAATTAGACTCTCCAGCTACTAACATACAAATTTACACAGGAAGCACTAGCCATTACTGGAGTAATGGTTCGTATATGAAAGTTTATGGATGTAAAGGTCCAATGCCAATGTAAGGAGTTATCATGAGGACAATAGTAGTATTAAATAAAACAATAACAGAAGATGAAGATGGAAACTCATTACCATTTTCATTAACTAATTTATACATAGATACATTACCTTTAGATATGTATGAATACACACAAACTGAAACACAATTAACTTATGAGTCTGCTGATGGTTATCCTGTAGGTTACCATTATGGAACAGATGGATTTACTGTTGTTGAAAATGTAGAAAATATTCCAGAAGATGTAGCTCCATACAAATATTATTATGTTGATGGTGAATGGACTCTGAATGAAAACTATGAGGACCCAGAATAATGTCTGGTCTTACACCTATTGAACAAGGCAAGCTATTAGAAGCTGTTAATAGGTTAACAGATCAAGTTGAAGATTTAAATACAAGACTACATAACATGGAAACACAAGTAGCAAGAGGTAGAGGATTGTTATTTGGAATTATTTTTGCAGCTGGTGGAGTATCAGCTGGCCTTACTAACTTTATCACTAACTATTTTGGAGGAAATTAAATGAAGTATGCACTATCCCTTATAATTTTATTTGGAATAACTGTATCTGGTTGTGCGTCTAGCCACATTGGAGTCAATGCTCAGCTACCATCAGACCAGAATATCTCTATTGAGATAAAAACTACTACTGAAAAAGACAGTTAGCTCTCTCGCTTGAATAGAAAGCCATACAGAAAGATTTAAACTTTATGACCTTATACTATATAGACATACCTAACTTCTTTTCTACGCTCATTTATGGGATTAATTTTTCATGATTGCCCTGTTCGGATCAGCACTTGGGTTCTTTTCCAGTACAATTCCATCTGTATTAGGATTTTTTGAAAAAAGACAGGCTCATAAGCAACAACTTGCATTACTCGAAGCGCAATCTAAACATAAAATGAATATTGCAAATGCCCAGGCTGATATAGCACAAGCAGAAAATATTTATAAACACGATCAAACTTTAGCTAAAGGTTCAGCAAAATGGGTAACAACATTTTCTGCTACTTGTAGACCAGTCATTACATATCTGTTTTTGTTTTCTTATCTTACTGCAAAATCAATTACTATATGGCAAGCATATACTAGCGGTGTAGAGCTGCATGAAAACTTACACATCATCTACTCAGATTTTGATGAGGGTATGGTATCTTGCATTATTGCATTTTGGTTTGGACAAAGAGCAATGAGTAAAAGATAATGGATAAAATTATTGAAATAGTTAAAAGCATTATATCGCCAGAGCAATCTTGGTCAGCTTTTGTTATGAAGATCATTGGTCTTATTGTTGTGGCTGTTATTGCTTATGTTGGTTTCCAACAATACTCAAGTTTAACTGTTGAAGAAGATACAGAAATTCCTATTGAAGAAGTATTTGAAAAGGACCCAGAAAAGAAAATTAAAGTAGAAGAATTAATCAGTAAACTGTTAAGGTCAGATAGAGATATTGAATCTGTGTGGTTGTATGATTGGATTGATGCTAGAAATATTGCACCATTAATTAATATGCCAGCAAATAGTATTGATCTATTACCTACTGGTTACTGGATGGAGGGCGATGAGTATGTCATTGGGCATTTTGTATTAGGACAATGCACATCATTAGATAGAGATACTGTTAATATTGCATGTAGTGTAATGTCTGCCGAAGATAGCTGGGGGTTTGTATTAGTACAGTATATAGATGGCGTTACTCCAGATTTAAAAACAACTAAAGCTACAGCTATGAGAATATCTGAAATTTTATATTTAATAGAAAGAAACTAATGGCTATGAAAGTATCAGACTCAAGTGTAATATCTATACCATTAAGAAATCTTGTAAGCCTTATAGCTGGTAGCTGTATAGCTGTGTATGGTTACTTTGGTTTAACTGAAAGATTAAATTTTCTTGAACATGAATTAGAATTAAAGGATAAAGATATAGTTCTTAACTCAGAGTTTAGAGTTAAATGGCCGAGAGGTGAGTTCGGTGCGCTCCCAGATGATGCACTTCAAGACATGCGGATTGAGCAACTGCAAGAAGAAGTTGGTAAACTTAAGGAGCAAGTAGATGAAATCAATAAAGATTGATAAAGACACACAGACTTACATAATCCCATCTGGTAATAGGTTAAGGGTGTGTATAGATAATGAATCCCTATGGAAAGACATGACAGTTAATTCGTATATTAATTTAATATGTGGATGTCTTGATGCTATCCAAGAAATAAGACGAGAAGAAAAATTTTGTAAATGTTGTAAGGAGTAAACAATGTCACGCAATCCATTAACAGTCGATGAGTTATTAGAAGTATTAGAAGCAGACAATGAACATAAGAGCAGACATGATGCTGCTAAATCATTAGGTCTAAGTTATGCTACATTCACTGCACGATTATATTGTGCAAGAGAAAGGTTACCTGACTTATCTAAAGAACCTGAGTTTGAAGTACCAGACCTACCATCTGAGGAATTACCTATTGAAGAATTGATTGAGTATAAACGAAAGAGATTTCGTACAAGAAAGAAAGCTACTGATGCTCATGATTGGATAGATGTTAAAGTAAATATTGATGGGCCAGTAGGTATACTATGGATGGGTGATCCACATATAGATGATAACCATTGTGATTGGGAAAAGCTATACTCTGATGTAGAGTTAATTAAATCTAATCCAGCTATTAAAGGCGCATCGATAGGAGATGTACACAATAACTGGATAGGTCGCTTGTCTTTAAAAATGAGTCCTAGTCAAGAAACTACTGACTCTCAAACCTATATGCTTATTGAATGGTTAATTAACAATATGGACCCACTCATACTAATACGAGGGAATCATGATAACTGGACACCTAGCGCAAAGGATCCGATGACATGGATGGAACAGCCAAAGAATATCTCTGCTGATTGGCAAGTTAAGTTTAGATTAAATTTTCCTAATGGATATCGTCTTTCGGTGGACGCACGACATGACTATCCTGGTCATTCTCAATATTCAAATCTTCATGGGCTGATGAAAGCGAGTCTTTGGAATTCTGATGCTGATCTGTATATTGCTGGTCATAAGCATAACTGGGGGATTCAGAAAGTGGAGCAAGTAAATGGTAAAGTAAGTTCTTTAGTTCGACTAAGAGGTTATAAGTATCACGATCAATATGCAATAGATAAGGGTTTTCATCAACAGCAACATGGTCAGTCAATCTTGCAAGTGATCGATCCATACTCTCTAAGTGCATCAAAGCAGCTTTTCTTTGAGAATGTGGAAGAAGGTCGTGACTATCTTGAGTTTCTTCAAAAGAAATCTCGTTAAATATTTTTTGGTATTCATCCACAATATCTTGTGGTGCTTTTTTAATACCATTCATAACAGTAGAGTGGTCTTTGTTAAACAGTCTGCCTATCTCTCCGTAACTTAATCCAGAATTTTTTCTGATTAGTTTCCACATAACCCAGCGTGGTTCTGTTACTTGTTTGGTTCTTTGATTGCCTTTGATTTCTTCTACAGTTAAATCATAATCTTCCATAATCTTATGGACTATATGTGTAAGTTTTTTATTTTTGAATTTCATTTGCATAGCTCTCCTTTATAGCAATTACTTATCTCCTTATCTACTCACAAACAAAATAAGCACAGCCATTGTTTCTAAGCTATAGCTGTGCTTATCAGCATCCGTTTGCGCCCTTTGAATACTAACCTATTGATGCACAAACGAATTAGGAAAGGAGAATCAATAGGTTAAAATGGTATACCATCATCATCGTCAATCGCTCCGCTTGTTGTGGGCTTCGCTCCTGACTCTGATGATTTAGAATCTAGCATGGTAAATGTAGAATTGAATCCTTGAAGTACAACTTCGGTAGTATATTTTTCTACTCCGTCTTTGTCCTCATACTTTCTTGTCTGCAATTTACCCTCAACAAATACATTACTACCTTTCGTAACATATTGTTCTATAACAGGAATCAATCCCTCTTGGAATACTACTACTCTATTCCATTCGGTTCTTTCCTGTTGATCTCCGCTCTTGTCTTTCCATCGTTCAGATGTTGCAAGACTAAAGGTTGCGAATCTCCCTCCTGTCTTTGTATCTCTGATCTCTGGGTCCGCTCCTAGTCTACCTATGAGCATTACTTTATTTAAACTTCCTGACATTTATACCTCCTTTGTCTTTGGTTTTTTCCAGTCATCGCTTTCTGACTCACTATAAAAATCTACATATACTTCTGTAGATTTAAGAACAGCTCTATCATGCGCTCTTTTTTCTGCTATAGCTATTGGATATTTTGCTATTGTATTTTTACTATTTGACTCACCAAAAGTTTCTATCTCTAATCCTGTTACAGTATTTCTAGCAGTAGCTCTAATGTATATATTACCCATTAGTTCTTTTGGTTCGCCATAAGTAACTACTATTTTATGATAAGCTGCAATTCTTTGAACAGCTTTGTTACTTAATATCCAACGATCTCTTAGTTTCCATGCAAGATCATCGCTTTTTTCTATGTCTGGGCAAAGTTTTTGTATCTTAGCCCATGCTTCTTCTCTATCCATTGGTTCCTCCTATTTAATTCTGATAGACACTATGCCATTTTTATTTCGGCTGGCAGTAATACCGTTGTATGTTACAGACTTGGCATCATCTGGTATCAGTTTCTTGAGGTGATTCTTATTGTGTTCATTCTCCTCTTTAGACTTACTGAATCCAGTATTGCTTACTGAAGTTTCTATTGCTTTATCAATAAATTCTTTAGCCCAATTCCAATCTGCACATTCGTTAAGATTATACACCTTACCGCTTGCACATACAATATCTTTTTCTATTGGTATACCAGTAACCCAATCTAATTCTTGTGATACATTCCACCATTCATCTCTTGTTGAGTTCTCTCCATCTTCATAGAATCTTGCATCGTCATGCCAATAGTCATGGATTAATCTTCCTAATTCCATAGCTCTTTCCATATATTCTGCAAGAAAGGTATTATCTCTTTTAACTATGTCATGCTGTTGTCTTTTGTTTCCAAAGATAGCTGAGATCATTATCTCATGTGTACCCCAGACATACATGTGATGCTGTAATTGTGGATAGTAGTTCTCAATTACTTTATCTAAGTTACTGTATTCTCCAGTATGTTTAAGTTCTACTAAACTAATACTTTTTATATTATCATTCGGATGATTAATAGGTTCATTTGAATAAGCTATGTCAATAGTAGATGCTAATATAAATGGATGAGATGTACTATCAGATTCAATAACACAATGTGCTTGTTCATACATTAAGTTATGTTCATGTCCGTAACCAACTACATTGTTTCTTGTTAGCTCTTTGTTAAGCCAACTTGTATGAAACTCCTCAGTAGCTAATCCTAATTGAACAGGGAATACATTAGACAAATCATCTTTGCTAAGATTTATTTTTTGTTCCCAAAGTTTTTCTAAATCATAGTAGTCACCACTAGCTATTGCTCTTGCATCACTACTACTTATCTTATCCTGATAGTATTCTTCTCTTGTTCCAGAGTATTCTACACTTTTATATATTTTAATTGACATCTTCTGGCCTCACATCACTTTCAGGATCAGGTTCATAAAAATCTTTTTCACGATATACTTGTTCTTCTGCGTATTCATGGACCTCATCATACTCAGCATCAGGATTCTCTTTAGCATATTGCTTAAAGTGTTTCTTGTAGCTTTCTATATCAGCTTCTTCTTGTTGTTCAATAACCCAATCAGTAAATTTAATTGACATTTCTATCCTCCATAACTTTTACTTTTTTGTACCACTTACCATTTTTAAAATAGACTGTACCTCTAAGTGGTCTTGAGTTACCGCCTGTGTGGGAATACTTCCCTTTATGATTCTTATCTTTAGCCATGTTAAAGACCAAAAATAAATGCAAGACCATTCAACAATACAATTCCAGATAGAATTGCTATCATCATAGTCTTAAGGTAATGCTTAACTGCATATTGTAGTTCTTCTTTTTGAGTACTCATTTACTCCTCCTCTAATTGTTCAGCAATTTTTTTATGAGCATGCTGTAATAACTCAAATACTTCCAGTCGTGGAATGTATATCTTGTTAGCATGTGTCCTAATATTTTTTATGCTAGGGTATTCAGATTCTTTAACCATCTTAGATACTGCATATTGAATAGCATCAGCTGGAAATAATTTTAATTCATTAGAGTACACAGCATAGAAGTCTTTCTTTTCTTGCTCTGTATCTGGTAACACATGCTTGTTAACTAAGAACAATAGATACAAACATTCAGACATTTGTTCTAATGTAATAGGTTGTAGTCTATCTATCATAAACTGTAAGTCTATATCCAATTCATCAAGTGCTGCGTTTATTTCTTTCTGGGATTTGTAAGACTTTATTTCCATCTGTGCTTTGTATTGCACCCCTGTCAACAATTCCTTGCTGAATGGTGTTTGCAGATGTGCTATTGGTTTCGTATCTATTATAGTAGTGTCCTTCTCGTAACCAGTTACTTGGGTACTTGATGTATCTTTGTTCGATTTTATTTTGTTGGACATATTTTCTGTATTCTCTTGCTCCATTTATAATCTCCTGTTCTGTTGCGCCATCATCTTTTACTGCATTAACATACGCAGTCATAGCTGGAAATAATCCTTGAGCATTTGGATATGCTTCCCAGAATAATTTAAATCCATCCATGAGTTTAAGTTTAATGAGGTCTTTCTGTTTGTATACTTTCATTAGTAGTCTCCAATTTAATATCGCAGTCAAGGGCCATAGCCCATGAAGTTAAATTGAAAGCACCTGGACTTCTAATACCACATTCCCATTTACCTACCAACCCATCAGCATTACCCATGCGTTGATCCAATTCTAATTGAGATATATTCAAACTCTCTCTCCTCAGTTTGAATTGATATATCAGTTCCCAATACCATGTAGGTTTATACCCTACACGATTAGACCTTGATGCTATCCATTCATTCTTATCTGCCATAACAGTATAGCATAGGTGCTTTCGTTTTTAAATCAAGAAAGTTTTTCTATTACATCTTGTAATACTATTTCTTCTAGCATACCTAATGATGTAACAGCTGGATTATCCTCTGCATTAAACATAGTAGTGTCATGAACTAATGACCATAGCTCATAGTTATGCCAAGCAATATGAATCTTATTATCAGAACTATACCTAAAGCCTTCAACAGAAAAACCTTCTCCATAATGATCACAAGACTTTAACCAATTTGCAAATTCTTCAACATCATTATCAATAGCTGCGTCTAATTCATAGAGTTTTTCTCTTTGTTGTTTGATCTTTTCTTTCCTAAGATTTAAATTTCTTAGCTTATTGATAACAAGTTTATCACTTTCTACTTGCTTTAGAAAATGTTTACGAACAGCTTCTTTAACTCTTTCTTCTATTCGTTCCCTATCTTTTACTCGTACATTTAGTTTTTTTGCCATGTTTTTTCTCCTTTTATATGACATTAATAAAATCACTAGCATCTTGTTCAGATGTAGTGACAACCACTCTGCGCACAGTCCTACGACCGTGAACAATTTGCATGGGCATAGGTTCACCCATCAAATTCAATGTGATAGTGTATATAATAAACACAATATTACATACCAATAGCTTTCAATCGGTAGACATAATGCCCTCCAACTATCTGTTAGAGGAATTATCTTAAGATAAAATACTAATTACTATCTTGACATTAACGATTTTAAATGTGCCAAAGTATAGTCAATGTGAGTATACAAAATATTAGTTCAATAATATTTTTTATATCCAACATTTGTAATCTCCACATGCACCACCTTCTGCACCAACACCACAATACATACAGATACCAGCTTCAATAGCTATCTGTCTTAGTCTTTCTGTTTCTGCTTGTTCAGCTAATGAATCCATCATCTGATCCATCGCCTCATCTACATAATGTTTTGTTTCTGCCATTCTTTTTTCTCCTGATATAATCTGTTAATAATAATTGCAGATGCGTCACCTCTGCTACATAAATACTCACGCATTGTATTTATTACATCATAGTAATAATCTTCATTGACTTGACTTACTTGTGTTCCAATGCATCCACCTCTGGTTTCTAATATTTCAATAGAATTTTCTACTGCCATTCTACTTCTGGTTCTAATTCTTCTACCCATAGAAGCAAACTCTTGGTTGACTTGTTGCCTAATCCATTCTTGACTGTACATATTAATCTCCTTTTGTTTGGTTGCGTGATGAGTATACTAAGCAGTTCGTGAGGCCTTTCTAACTTAGGAAATACAGTAACCTACTCTGATTGACTTGCATTACATTCAATCAAGTGTGCAGTCTAACGATACTTGGATATGATTTTTTCAGCACTTATCATACCGCCTCTTTGCGTAATACTCATCACGACTTTATCATATAATGTTGGTTCGTGTGCGACACGCTTGAGATACTGTCATCAGCCACAGCCTCAGTTTCTCCTCTGACTTTTGGTTACTCATCCTAGTATTTGTAACACCGCTCATCAGTATTGCAATCCCACCCATTATATAAATTCTATATGTTTCTTATATCTACATTATGCTTTTGTTCTGCTGCAAAAGCACATTCATTAATCTCCTTTTGAAAAAAATTCTTTTGTTCCAAATACTTAGCGTCTTGCAAATGTTTCTTTGCCCATTGGTAACGCTTTTTAATTTCGTATAAGTCTAAGTCTAAACTACTGTGTTGCATTGTCCTCCTCGCTTCTAACTAATTCTAAACCCTTAGTACTAAGGAAATGTATAGTGTTATTACAATTACTTGTAATACTTTTCCTTTTATCTGGGTTACCATGTTCATCAAACTTAATGTATACCCATCCCTTATCTCTAAATGCTTTAAGCCTGGAGCTTATTGATACTTCTTTAATACCAGTATACTTTGCTATCTCTGAGAATGTACCACCAGTATTTAAACTTTTAGTTAAAGCATGTAGTATCTTATAGTCTTTAGTGTTGGTCCATGTATTCTTAGATGTAGATGGATCGTTCTTCCTTGTAGGTGTAGGAAATTTAATTATATTTATATCAGTCGGTATCGCCATCTGCTACCTCCATGTCAGAACCAAATGCTTGTGTCATATTGTAAGATATAAGCTCATCTATTGCATTTTGTAATGTTTTGGTTATCATAAATTTTTGTTGGTCATCAGTAAGGTCATGTGATTTTGCATACACTTGAACTTGCTTAGTGATTCCAGTTATAAAATTTTCATCAAACTCATTTAATGTAAACTCTACATCTGGATGTTTTAATTTCATACCTTTTATAATATGACTGCGCATATTAGTATGAAAAGCCTTGTCTATATCAGGTAATTCTTTAGTCATGTTTATCTCCTTATAATATTATTAACATAATCCACATTAATTCACAATAGATTTATTTAATCTATGTGTTTTAATACTTTATCAAATGATTTCTTAAGCACCTCTTTCATAGGTTTAGGTGTTTTATTTTCCAGAATCCATTTTGATGCTGCGCTTGCTTGATTAATACAATGAGTCAGGTAGTTAGTATCATCTTTGATAGCTTTCTTCCATGACTTAATGTATTGCAAATGATTAGGTTGTGGTTGTGATACTATACCTAATTCATAAGATACCATAATGCTACACATCTCAGCTATTAGTTCTTCTTTAGCGTAGCTTTCTTTATCAACAGCTCCAAGTTCTAAACCTCTATCTAATCTATGTGCTGCACCAGTAGCATGACCACACTCATGTAACATAACAATTACATACATATCTGTTGGTGATAATCCGTCTATTGTTTTTTGGAATCTCCATTTTTCTGGCATACATATCATATCTGCTATTGGACTATAGTATGCTTGGCTACCTTTTTCTTTTAACTTAATGCCTTGCTTCTGCATAAAGTCAGAAACCAGACGCTCACATTCTTCAGTCATATTAACTAAGTTATCTTTCTTAGTGTTACCCATATCTATATAGTCAGAGTCTGTATAATCTGGCACAACTTTTACATCACGAATTACTATTGGTTCTACTTGATCTCCATTAAAGCCAGGTGTACTTGTCCACCGTGATATAATTTCTTTACCAGCTTCAGCATTATATTTATAGATTGGCCTTACAATACCTACTGGACTAGCACCTCTTGGTGTATACCCCATCTTTTCCCATGTCTTGTATGTACCCCATACTTTAGACTTATATCCATATAAGTCTGATACTAATGACATAAGTATTTGATTCAAACCACTATAAGATTCTGGTTTGTTATCCTTTTTATTAACATCAATAGTACTTGCTCTGTATTGTGATGTAAGCTGTGATTGCCATGGCTTATGCCATGATCCCTCAATCTTATCAGCGTCATCAAGTATTGTTAAAAATTTTTCATTGAGTTTATGCTTGTTTAACTCTGCAACTTTTTTTGTTTTAGACATTTGTGTCCTCCTTTACAAGATCATAACTTACTTTCCAGTCTACTTTAATAAAGTTAGTGTTGTTAATTTTAATATCAGTTACTATATAATCTATATCTTCAAGCCATGATTTGATTTCACTAGCGATGTGTTCTTCATCAACCCATGTTTCATCTTCATCATTTGAATTATCTCTTTCTAAAGTAAATGATACATTAAATTTTTCTATTGCCATTAGTTTCTCCTTATCCTCTTTTTAAAAAAAATTAGCTACAGGATTTAGTATATCTGGGGAGATGACTACTTCCTCCTGTAGCATTGTGCTGTAATGAGTAGCTCGAAGCGTTCTCTCTGGCGATTAGCCAAGTTCCCTCATATTTACAGCAGATAGAAACAGAAAATCATAATGCTTTTTCCATTTCTAAATGACAAACACACAAAAGAATAGCCGAAGTTAATCGGCTATTCAGTTTGCTAGACTAAGCTTTGATTGCGTTGAGCTTAGCTTTTTGGTCTTTGATTAGCTGAGCTGGTGTCTTAGAAGAACCAGACTTAGTGTCTGACTTCTCGAATCGCTTAGCTTGTTTCGTCTTGTATTCTGCGTAGGTTTCTCCGAAGAAGAAAGTCCAAACATAATCACCAGTTAAGATAACCCTTTTCTTTAGATGAGGTTCTAGTAAATCTTGGTAGATTTCTAGGTATTGAGAACTGGTTTCTATTCTGCCCAAAGCCATAACTTCTGGACTGTGTAGTGGGTTACCAGATTCATCATATAGAGGTTCTCTAAGAGATTCCTCTTGGAATCCTTTGAGCATTTCCTCAACCTCTTGGTCTATCCAATCATTCTCAACTAAAAGTCTGTGATAGTTAGCTGTTTGGTTAGTCTGACCTTTGGTATATCTTCTGATATGTGCGTCACACGCAGAAATCTCTGCTAATATGTAACTTCTTGCTGGTCCGTTTGGGTAGTGTTGCCCAGCTAATCTACCATTAAGGTAAATCCCAGCCTCTTTCCCTTTTCGGTAGCGGTCATTTTCATGAACAGTTTTACTTAGTATTTGCTCGACTAGAGCTTCTTGTTGTTTTAAAGACATAGTTAATCTCCTATTTGTCTATATTATGGGTATAAAACCCTTACACTACCCCAACTAAATGAGGCAAACGAAAGACCACATAAACTATGGGTCCTTTTCACCGCCATTACGCTCTATAGTAATGGAATAAGGGAAAGCAGAATCGTAGATGTAATTGGTGCGGAAGTTATCTGCTCTATCAAAGATAACTTCACGGACATCTGCTATTCTGGTTGAAAAGTCGGCTTGTCCTCGTTTAGTGCTGGGTAGTGTTGGTGTTTTTAGCCATGGTATAGAGAAATAGTAGTTTAACTTGGTCTTTAAAACGACAAGGAGTTCTAGTCGTTGCAAATGCTTAGTGAAACTGTTCTTGAAAATGTCCTCTACCGCCTTTCTCTGCGCTCTTGTAGAGCGCCCTCCTTAAGAGAAAGGTGTAAAAGGGTAAAGAGGCGGGCATTTTCCAATGGTATATTAGCTGTTGTGTTGGCAACACTTCCCAAACGGTCTAGTAAGAATTACAATATTAGCGATTTCTGTGTGTGATGGACATATCAGTTAGATATTCCTCAGAATAATCAAGAAGCTAACTATCACTAGACTTTTTTGAGAATGATGGGTAGCCAGGAGTTGATGGAAATCTCTGGATTCTAAGTGGAATAGATTAGTAGAATCTCTTTGATGAATCTGGTTAGACGCTACCCAGAAGATATGTCTTTGGTGCAGATAGACCAGTTCTCAATGCCTAGAATCTACTAGATTTGCTTAATCTCATTAAAGAATAGGGTTGAATTAACTGGTAGATTATGTTGGTCTTTCTTCTTAGGTAGAAACCTTGCAGAATCAAGATTAAGCAAGATTAGAGATTCTCAGACAGTAAGTCTTGGTTGTTCTTAGACAACAGATTAGATAATCAAAGCACAAAACGCTTAGTGAAACCAATCATTAGCTTGTCTGCAAACTGAATAGTTGATTAACTCGGCCATTGTTTATGGTGTGCTTTGTCATATCTATCTGTTGCTATCTGCACTAATCACACACAAATCGCACAAATCACAGATATTTAATTAGCCATGTGGATAACAGTCTTGACATGAAACGAATCATAACTGTATAATCGGCAGAGCAACTAACCGTGAGGTATGATACATGGCTAATGATGTCACAACTTTAACAGACTTGCAGATGCAATTCGTGGATAACTATTTAACCAATGGCGGTAACGGCAAGAGAGCTTGTATCGATGCTGGTTACTCAGACAAGAACGCAAGTGTGCAAGCCAGTAAGTTACTGAAACTCCCACATATTCAACAAGCTCTTATGAAAGGAACTGCAGAACACATCGGTATCGCATCTGCAAAGGCAATGCAGAAGATGGTTAACCTTTCTGGTGGAGCTAAGTCAGAGTATGTGCAACTTGAAGCGTCTAAGGATATATTAGATAGAGCTGGATTCAAACCGCCAGAAAGGACACAACATCTTCTTGATGGTGACATCAAAATATCTATTGATTTGTCATAAGGATAGGGGGTTCAAAACTCGGACAAGCTTTACTGTTACTTCTCCTCCTCAAACATTATTCTTAAAAAAAGCTCTTAAATATTTTTGTGCGTTAGGGTTCGTCAATACTGGTGTATAGTTACAACATCATGTCAAATGATAACAACATAATAGAGTTTACACTAAATGATGATAACACAAGGCATACAACTGATTCTGTACTTGATCACCTTATGGAGTATAGGGATGATATTGTATCTCTCACTTGTGTTGTTGAGCATGGTGATGGTAGGGTTGGAGTATATGCAGAGGATAAGGACATCTATACTCTCTTATTCCAGAAAAATTTTTTGGACCATTTTGTCCGAAAAGCATTTAGCGATAGGGTGGAACACTACACGGAGGAATAGTGGTTGGAGTAAAGAAGAAGAAGTTAAAGAGGGATATGACACCTCAGGAGCTGTATCAAAACAAAAGGGGAGGACTTTTAGGGCCGTGTCGTATATGCGAAAGGTCTGTGCATCAAGGCGATAATTTTGTTGTTACTGGTGGTGATATAAGAATTTGTCTACCTTGTTACGAAGAAAGGATTAGTAAGAGTGCAACTTAAATACAAACCAGATGGCGACACCTTGAAAACCTTTATGAAAGATGATTCGTTCTTTCGTGGGCTTCGTGGTCCAGTAGGTTCTGGCAAATCTGTAGCATGTTGCATAGAAATGTTTAGGCGTGCCTTACTACAAAAGCCATCGGAAGATGGAAAACGGCGCAGCAGATGGGCAGTTATAAGGAATACTAACCCACAATTACGCACAACAACTATAAAAACATGGCTTGACTGGTTTCCTGAGAATGATTGGGGAAACTTTAGATGGTCTGTTCCCTTTACACACCACATAAAAAAAGGCGATTTAGATGTTGAGATTATCTTTTTAGCCCTAGATAGACCAGAAGATGTGAAGAAGCTGCTATCATTAGAGCTAACTGGTATATGGGTAAACGAGGCAAGAGAGATTCCTAAGTCTATTATTGATGCGTGTACTATGAGAGTGGGTAGATACCCCTCTATGAAAGATGGTGGACCTACTTGGTATGGAGTTATATGTGATACCAACGCTCCAGAAGAAGATCATTGGTGGGCTATCATGGCTGGTGACTCTATAGTACCAGAACATATATCACGAGAAGAAGCATTAATGTTAGTAAAGCCTGATAACTGGGCATTTTGGAATCAGCCAGGAGGTATGATTGAAAATAAGAATGATGAGAATGAAGTTATAGGTTATAAATCTAACGATAAAGCAGAAAACAAAAAGCATTTAACCCCAGATTACTACAAGAATATAGTCAATGGTAAGACTAAATCTTGGATAGATATATATGTTATGAACCGATTAGGTAGATTAGATGATGGTAAACCAGTATATCCAGACTTTAATAAGCTCATTCATGTAGCAGAAGAACATATACCAGTAGCAAATGGTAATACAGTCTATGTAGGTATGGACTTTGGATTGACTCCAGCTGCCGTATTTGCCCAAAAAATTCGCGGAAGATGGCACATATTAAAAGAAGTTGTGTGTATTGACATGGGTATTGTACGCTTTGCAGAGCTAATGCGACAAGAGATTGCACAGAATTATCAGGGTTGTGACCTACAAATGTGGGGTGATCCAGCTGGTGACTTCAGAGCGCAGACTGATGAGAGTACACCATTCCAGATAATGAGAGGAGCTGGAGTACAAGTCTATCCAGCACCTAGTAATGATGTAAGTCTAAGGTTAGAGTCTGTAAATGCTGGACTAACTCGTATGCTTGAGGGCCAGTCTGGGGTAATCATAGATAAAAGATGTAAAGAACTTATAGCTGGGTTTGATGGTGGCTATCACTATAGAAGATTACAAGTAACAGGACAGGAAAGATACCAAGAAACACCAAACAAAAACAGATTCTCCCATGTGCATGATGCTCTACAATACCTGATGCTAGGTTCTGGTGAGGGCAGAGGGATAACACATGGGAACGCATTAAGGGATGCTTTTCAGGTAAAGGCATCCTTTAATCCATTTGATAAGAAAAGACCTAGAAAAAAAGAAAAAAGTTTTTGGAGTAAGTTTTAATGCACCTATCGTACTTTGACATATTTGGTATTGCCGCTTTATTATCTTTATTATTAAATTATTGGATAGGTAAAAAATGAGTGAGTCATTATTAAAAAGATTAAAACTTAGTGGATATAACAAACCAAAAAGAACACCTGGGCATAAAACTAAATCACATGTAGTCTTAGCTAAAGTAGGGGATATAATAAAAACAATTAGGTTTGGTCAACAAGGAGTGTCAGGCGATAAAGGTAATACTGCAAGAAGCAGATCATTTAAAGCAAGGCACGCAAGCAACATAAAGAAAGGAAGATTGTCCGCAGCTTACTGGGCAAATAAGGTGAAATGGTAACATGAGTTTATTAGCAAACATAAAAAAAAGACAAAGAAAAGGTATTTCTAGGTCAAAGAAAAAAACAACAATAAGTAAAAAAGCATACTCTCAAATGAAGAAGGGTTGGAAAAAATAATGGAATGTGCGTTGCTCATATTCTATTTACAAATACCAATGCAATAAGGATGAAAAAATATGTGTATAAAAACACCAAAGCCACCAAAGGAAAGTCAAGACGCAAAAGCAGCAAGAGCAGCTCAACTCAAAAGCGAGTTAGACGAGCGTACTAGACTTAAGACTGAGGCAACGGAAGCCGAAAGATTATTGCAATCTGGATTTGGTAGACGATCTCTTATTACTGGTGTAGGAGGAGGTAGAGGTTACCCTCTAGGTTCTTAAGAAGGTTTTAATTAATGGTAGATAATGTTAAACTAATACTTGAAAGGTATGCAAAAGCAGAAGCTACCAAACAATTATGGAGTACTACTTTTGAAGAATGTTATGAATACGCACTACCACAAAGAGAAAGTTTTTATCAAGAATCTCAAGGTGCAAATAGACATGACAAAATTTTTGATGAAACAGCTGTAGTAGGTGTACAAGAATTTGCATCAAGACTACAAGCTGGAATTGTTCCCAACTTTGCTAGATGGGCTGACTTAGTAGGAGGACAAGAAGTTCCTGAGGAGGAAAGATTAGATGTTAACAAAGCTCTCGATGATGTTACAGAATATGTATTTGAAGTTCTGCAAAATTCCAACTTTAATCAAGAAGTACATGAAAGCTTCTTGGACTTGGCTGTTGGAACAGGTTGCTTACTTGTGGAAGAAGGTGACGCAATTAACCCTGTCAACTTTACAGCAATTCCGCTCCCTCATATCTGCTTGGACACAGGACCTCAAGACGATATTGATACGATATATAGGAAAAGATTAATTCGTTGTAAAGACCTTATGGTTGCATATCCTGATGCAGACCTATCATCTCAAATGAAACAGAGTATGATAGATAATCCAGACAAAAAAATTAATGTTATTGAAACAGTATATAGAGATTACTCTGTACTGCCTGATGAAAAGTATCATTATTGTGTGGTAATTAAAGAAGAAAAGCGTAAGATAGTACATAGAGAAATGAATGGTAATGGTTCTAATCCATACATTTGCTTCCGTTGGGGTAAATGTGCTGGAGAAGTATATGGTCGTGGACCATTGATGAACGCTATGGCAGCAATCAAGACTACCAATTTAACTGTGGAGATGATATTAGAAAATGCGCAGATGGCTATCTCAGGTATATATCAACTTGAAGATGATGGTATTGTTAATACAGATACAATACAGTTATTGCCAGGTACAGTCATACCAAAAGCTCCAGGCTCGTCAGGACTCCAACCAATACAAAATGCTGGTGATTTTAGAATATCTGATATTATCCTATCGGATATGCGTAACAATATCAAAAGAGCTTTATACAATGATATGCTTGGTGATCCGAACAGAACACCAGCCTCTGCAACAGAAATTGCAGAAAGAATGGCAGACCTTTCAAGAAGAATTGGATCAGCCTTTGGAAGATTACAAGCAGAGCTGGTCACTCCAATCTTACGCAGAGTTATACACATACTTAAGAAACAGGGTAGAATAGAAGTACCACAGATTAATGGCAGAGAAATTAAAGTAGTAAGTATTTCTCCATTAGCACAAGCACAAATGCAAACTGATATTGCATCAGTAGATAGATTTTTAGAATTAGTTATGGCTAGGTTTGGACCACAAATGTTACCTATGTTAGTTAAAGGTGATGAGGTTGCTAAATTCTTAGCTAAAAAATTCTCCGTGCCAGAGGATTTATTAATGACTGATGCTGATAGACAGCAAGTTTTACAACAGGCACAACAGATGGGAGCTATACCAAATGACGAAACAACAACCGAAAATACTGGGTCCTGATGGATATGAAAGAAGCAGTAAGGATCAAGAATCTTTGAATGATTTACTTGCTACTACATTTTCAACACCACACGGACAACAAACATTGGCTTATTTAAAATCAATAACAACAGAAAGAGTTGCTGGACCAGAAATAAAAGCTGATGCTTTATTTCACTTAGAGGGCCAAAGATATTTAGTAGGTATTATTGAAACAAGAATTAGAACACATAAACCTAAGGAGCAAAACAAATGACAGAAGAATCATTAGTAGAACCACAAGTAGTAGAAGAAACAACGGAGTCTGGCGATCTCCCTCCCACCCAATCTGCACCAACCGAAAGCCAGACTCCAACTAAACCTGAACATGTACCAGAAAAATTTTGGAAAGATGGAAAGTTAGATGATCTATCTTTAGCTAAATCATATACAGAATTAGAGGGTATGATAGGTAAAAGAAAAGATGATTTTAAAGAAGAACTGATAGGTGAACTTAAAGCAGAGCAAATGAAAAATAGGCCAGCAGATGAAAATGCTTATACAATTCCAGAAGTAGAAGGATTTACACAAGAAGATATACTTGCTAATCCTATGCTAGATTGGTGGAAAAAAACAGCATATGAACAAGGATTTAGTGATGAACAATTTCATGAGGGTATTAAACAATTTGCACAATCTAATGTAATAGAAATTGATTTAGATCAAGAAAAAAGTAAACTTGGTGATAACGCTGAAGCAAGAATAGATAGCGTAACTAAATGGGCTTCAACTAATTTTCAAAATGAAGAACTTGATATTGTTGTAGAGTTAGGAACAACTGCTGCTGGTATAAGATTTTTAGAAAGGTGTATGGGTATGGGTGTTGGTAGTGTCAATACTGCTGATACAGTAGCTAAAGGAACAGGACAACAAACTATTAGTGACTTAAGATCAATGATGAACGATCCTAGATACTGGGATTCTAATAGAAGGGATGAAGCCTTTGTTGCAGAAGTTAACGAAGGTTTTCAAAAGTTAGGTGGCAATTAGTATATTTAAACCTGACTTACACTTAGTCACATCGTTAGCTGGTAATCTAACAGATGAAGATATTGCAGAATGTGAATTGCTTGGATGCACACCTTTAGAGGCATGTGTCCAAGCATTAACAGAACATCAACAAGATATATCATGGGTAGCTGTAAACAAACATGGACCTATGATGATGTGGGGAATCTTTAGAGATACACCCCCTGTTAACAATAAGATGTACAAAAATGCTGGTAGAATATGGCTTTTAATGTCTAACAACATGAATAAAAAAGAAAAGTTTATATTTTTAAGAGAGTCAAAAGCATGGGTAGAAGTCTTTAACACACACTTTGATTTAATATTTAACATAGCAGATTCAAGAAGAAAAGGTTTAAAGAAGTTTTTACTCTATCATAAGTTTGATATTATAGACTTAGAAGATGACAACCGTATGTATTTTGTGCGTTGCGTGAATAATCAAGAAATAATTAATTAGTGTTAACTGCCCAAAGGTAAATGGCCAACCCTATTCCTTAGGATAATTGGAATCAGTACTCTAGGATAACAGGAGGTATTTTATTAACTCTAACTAAAGGAGAGTATTTATGGCACTATCCATAGATCAAGCGTTTATTACGCAGTTCGAGAGTGAAGTCCACCTTGCTTATCAAAGAGCTGGTGCTAAGCTCAGAAACACAACTCGCCAAGTCAATAATGTAACTGGTTCAACTGCACGATTCCAAAAAATCGGTAAAGGCGAAGCTGTTACTAAATCAAGACATGCAGAAGTAACAAGCATGGACCTCACACATACTAATGTTGATGTCACATTGTCTGATTATTATGCAGCTGATTATATTGACACTCTTGACCTACTCAAGACAAACATTGATGAAAGACAAGTAGTCGCTACTAATGCTGCAAACGCATTAGGAAGAAAGACTGATGACCTTATTATCTCTGCTCTTGATGCTGGTAATGGTACAACAATCGCTGCTGGTTCAGCTGGTTTAACAAAAGCTAAAGTATTAAATGCTTTTGTTTCCATGAATGAAGCAGACATCCCTGATGACGGACAAAGATACTTTGTAGTGTCACCAGAAGGATGGGCAGACTTGTTGGCTATTGACGAATTTGTTAACACAGATTATGTCAAAGAGGCTGAGCAACCTTTCCCAAGTGGTTTTACACAGAAAAAATGGCTAGGATTTAACTTTATGATCCATTCAGCATTACCTATTTCTACTAATGATAGAAAATGTTTTGCTTACCATAAATCTGCTATTGGAACTGCAACAGGATCGGATGTTAGAACAGAAGTGAATTACATTCCAGAAAAAGTTAGTAACCTTGTAACCTCATATATGTCAATGGGATCGATTGCTGTCGACTCTGCTGGCATTATTGAAGTTGTTATAGACGAATCGGTATAGGAGTAAAACATGGCTTTATCATCAAGTGAATTGAAAAAAGTCGGTGGTGCTTCACCAGCTATTTGGTATTACAAATCAGCTGATGCGATTGGCACTATTACGACATCTGGTTATTTTAACGATGTTACTACTAATCTGAAACAATTTGATATTATTCTTGTTGTTTCTGCTACTGGTGGTACTGCTGCTGTTGATGTAATTACAGTTTCATCAACTACTGGCAATACAACTGTAACAACTACTGCTTTAGCATAACCTAAAAGGATAGGGGTAGTGAGCGTTCGCAGCTACCCCTAAAATTACATGACAACAACAACATCAACTCCCTCAGGGAGTGACATAGACATAGCCTCAAGAGGATTAGTTCTAATCGGTGCATCACCGATTTCGTCGTTTTCTGGAACAACAACTGAATCCCAAGTAGCACAGAATCTGTATGAAGATATTGTAAGATCAGCCCTCACACAGACACGATGGAGGTTTGCCTCAAACATAACACAACTATCAAGACTCGAAGATGCTCCAATAGATGATAATAGATATGATGCTGCTTACCAAATACCACAAGAATCAATTATGATACATGGCGTTACTGTTAATGGTAACCCAATACAATACGAAATATTTACAGAAAAGTTATTCTGTAATGCTGGTGTAAATGACAAAGTTATAGCTGAATATACATATAGACCAGACACAACAACATTTCCACCATACTTTATTACAGCATTACAATTTCATTTAGCATCTGTATTTGCTGGAGCAATAGCAGAAGATGAAAACAAATCAGCACTCTTTGAAGAAAAAGCACAAAGACAATATCTATTAGCAAGGAATGTAGATGCTCAACAAACTACATCTGAAAGATTAAGAATGGATAGATATGCTAAGTTTAGAGGTAACTCACGGACACTTGCTAGGAGATTCTAATGGCTAGAAAGATAAAATTTGTACAAACAGATTTTACTGTAGGCGAATTGGACCCTCGTATGAAAGCAAGGACAGACATTCCAGCTTATTCTGCTGGATGTAAGAAACTTAGAAATGCTTTATTAACATCACAAGGATCAGTATTTAGGAGGCCAGGTACTCTACATTGGAGTCCATTAGATAATGCTATTACTCATGCTAGAGTAGAACCATTTATTTTTAATGAATCAGAAGAATATGTTTTTTTATTTCAATGGGATGGAACTGACGGAAAAATTCTTGTTTATAATGTAGCAAATCAAAACCTTGTTGCTGGTGTTCCAACACCTATATCAACTATTACTACCTATACAGATGGATCAACAACTCCAAATATACCTATTAATAACACTAATATACATGAATTTACATACGCACAACAAGGTGACACATTTATTTTTACTCATGAGGACTTCCATCCAATTATTGTAGAAAGAGTAAGCTCATCTTCATTTACTGCAAAAAAATTAGAATTTAAGAAATCATCTAATGTGACAGAATATGATGATGGTGGAACAACAAGAGTATTGCATGAAATTTATCAACCATACTCTAAGCTGGCTCTAAGTGATACGACCATTAAACCTAGCTCCAATAGTGGTCAAGTCAACTTAGTAGCCAGCGTTGATACATTTAGCAGTGATTGGGTAGGAGAGTCAATACTGTGGCATGGTAAAGAAATAGAAATTATAACATATACAAATCCAACAACAGTAGTAGGACAAGTTAAAGATGTATTAGAGATTAAATTAGGTTTAAATCCATTTAGGTCTACTGCTGGACAAAACTCTGTAGAAATTACATTAGTTAATCATGGCTTTAAAGCTGGTGATGTTATTACATTAAGTGGTTTTGCTGGAGAGCCTGGGCTTATACAAAGAGCTGGATTAAATGGATCATATCAAATTAGGAGAGTAGTAGATGATGATCATTTTGAAATTGGAACAGACTCAGTAACCAATGCTACACAAATACTTACTGGTACTGGTATTGGATTCTTCTTACCAACTGGTGTTACATGGAGTGCTACTGGTGGATATAGTGTAGGTAACAGCCCTACAACTAATTGGGCAGTATACAACGCATCACATGAAGTAACTGGATATACTGGAAATACAGCAAATACTGATCCTAATGGTAATGGGTCCAGAGATTTTGGTGGTGCTGGTATTAAAATAACTGGAGCTAATATGCCTCCGTCAAGAGAATGGAAAGAACAATCTTTCTGTTCAAGAAATGGTTACCCAAGAGCAATAACATTCCATCAAAATAGATTATGGTTTGGAGGAACAGTAAGTCAACCTGATGCTGTATTTGGTTCACAGTCAGGAGATTATTATAACTTTGATGTGGGTACTGCTGCGGACAATGATAGCATCCAAACTATTGTAGCATCTAATCAACTTAATGAAATACATCACATAGTTTCTAATAAAGGATTAGAACTATTAACAAGTGGTGGAGAGTTTCTTGTTATACAAGATGCTGGTACTCCTCTTACACCTACTAATATACAAATAGAAAGGATGACAGGATATGGATCAACAAGAGCTACTCCTCATATTTCTAATGGTAATACCTTTTATGTACAAAGGAATGGTAGGACTGTTAGGGATTTGGAAAGAGTATCTGCTGGAGCATTTGCACCAAGAGATGTTTCCATACGCTCTCGCCATCTTATTAATAATCCTATTGATATATGTAGCTCTGGTGGTTCTGATACCAGACCTGAGGAATATATCTTCTTTGTAAACACAGATGGTACTGTAGCAGTTTGTCATTCTGTTATATCTGAACAAGTATTAGGATGGGTATTATGGGATGCTACAGGACAAACACCTAGTACGGATGGTCATTTAGATAAAGTTATGTCTATGTGTGCTGTTAATGAAAATATGTTTTGGGTTACAGATAGAAATGGAGTTATCTCTTTAGAAAAGTTTACAAACTTTGATGAGTCAAACTCTGAAAATGAATGTCACCTAGATGACGCATACGAGGTTACTGTAGCCAATAATACAATCTCAGGTATACCAGCACATCATTATAACAAAACTGTCCATGTAATCAAAAATGACGGCTCTTACAGAGGAACACAAACTGTATCAGGTACAGGAACATTGGATTCAAGTTTGCTGAACTTATCAAATGATGATAAAGCATATATAGGATATTCATATTTTATGAACTTAGAAACTATGCCAGTAGATTTTCAATATCCAGGCAGTGAATTAACTGGCAACATGAGGAGAATAACAAGAGTGAAAGTAGAAACTGAGGGAGCATTGTCAATGTCTGTTAATGGTAGAACATTATTTAACAGAACTACTGCATCTGGCCTTATACAACAGGACCCAGCTAGAGTAGATGGCAAACAGGATTTTAGATTGTTAGGTTATTCTCAGGACCCAACGATTCAAATAACACAGACATTACCAGCATCATGTGGAGTAATGCAATTAGTAAGTGAGGTAACAGTATAATGTCATTAGAAGTAATATTAGGTGTATCAGGTGGATTACAAGCATTAGGTCTTATATTTGGTGGTAGAGCTGCAAGAGCTGAACAATTAGCAAAAGCTAGAGAAATGAAGATACAGCAAAAAATTAATGAGATAAATGCTATTTCTACTGAAAATGAATTAGCTAGAAATTATCAAGCTACAACAGAAAATATATTAGCAACATCTGTAGGTGGTGAATCTACTAAAGCATTACTAGACCAAAACAAAACATTGTACCAGATGGATCAAGCAACTGCATCAAGAACAAGTTTATTGCAAAGAGAACAATTAAAAAGAAGTGAGATAGGATTTAGACAATCAGCTGGTATGCAAATGACAAAATCATTAATTAAATTAGGACAAGTAGGTGCTGATACAGCATATAAAATAGGTTCATAATGGCTAGGTATAAAAGACAAGTATCATCAATAGGAAATATAGGAGTAGCTCAAGGAGTAACTGCTGGTACAGAAGCAGCACAAGAAATTGGGCAAGACTTAGTAGGTTTAGGTCAAACAATATCAAACCAAACATTTAAACAAAAGATAGAAACACAAGCTATTGAAGATAAAAATACAATTCTTAATCTTAACAGAGATATACAACCGACTATAAACAATTCAATACAAGAAGCTCAAAGTAATATAGGTGAAGATGAAAATGCTTTCCAAGATAGAATATTAACTATACGAGGAACTTATGATGGAGCTATTAATAAAAAAATAAATAGCTTAGATATAAGCGATAACAGAAAAGCAGTAATAACAAACGCATTACAATCATCTTTTGATGCAAAGTTAAATCCTTTATATACTGCAAGAAAAACACATTTACAAAATGTTAATCAAGCAAATGTATTAAACGCAGCTGAAACAATTTACACACAAAATATGGCTTATGATTTTACACAAGCAACAACCTTTAATGAAATAGGAACACATTTAAACAATGAATACGAGCTTTATAAGCAAAGTGTCATAGCATCAAAATCAGGTGCAGTACCATCTGATAGATACGCTATGTTTCAAAGACACGGTAAAGAATTAATATCAAGGTATATTCGTAGTCGACCTTTAAATGAAAGACAAAGTGTTCTTGATTTATTACAAGGGGGAAAAGAAGCTGTAATAAATGGAAAAAAATACACAATGAATGATTTAGTAAAAATATCTGGTGGTAATGTTGCTTCATGGCAAGATTTAGAAAACCCTATTAAAGTAAGTATTGCTGATGCAACAGCTGGTATGAACGCAGAGTTAGCTATAATGTCAATGAAGATGGGAGAGTCAACAGATGAGAATTATAAAGAATCAAACTTTAAAGAAGAAGTAGATTTAAAGTTTAATTCAACATTAACTGATAATGAATGGATAGACAACTTAGATAAAACAGTAACAACAATAAGAGAAATAGGAGTGTTAAAAGAAAGCGAATGGACTACTATATATGAAACTGCTTTAGCAAGTCCAGAAAGATTAAATGCTTTAGTTCAACAATTACCAAATATATTAATAGGTGGCAGATTAGCAAACACAGTAAATGTTGATATGCAATTAAATGATATACGAGATGAAGATGGTATTTTACGAGATGTTCAATATTTTGAAGATGGTCAAGTTATTTACACTGCATTAGAAGGACAGGATATTAGGCTTGATAGTAAAGTAAAAGATGAAATGGAAACTCTTTTACTAAGACATAATCTTTGGACAAGTATTTCTGATGATGCAGACCAACAAAACTTTCAAGTATTTTTAAGTGAATATGATGAAAATAGATTTTTAAATGTAGAAGCTAGAGCATTAAGTGATGTGGCTAATTTTTCCACAGACTCCGATAAAGGTAAAACAATTAAAGAATTGTTAGGACAAAACCCTATAAGTTTTTTCCAACTACTAGATGTTCGTAATATGAACAAATCACTAATAAGAGATTTAAATAACGCAGATTTTGGCACAGCAAATGCTCATGAATGGATAAAACAGAAATTTATTTTTGGATTAGAAAGAGCAGCTGTTCAGCGTGGTGGTCAAGTTAATGGTAAAATAGCAAGAGATGTAGCTAAAAAAGTTATAAAAGATTTTAAAGATGAATGGACTAATGAACCTGAATACTCAATAGGTTGGATGCGTATAGACGAAACACCAACTAAAATACATGGAAAGAAAAATTTTATAAAAGATGCAGAAAATTTTATTAAGTATCACGATTTAATTAATAACAGTAATTTACCACAATATGTAAAAGATAAAATAGGTGAGGGTGAAGTACCTATGGAAAATTTAGTATTTATACCAGTAGGAGAATACACACATACAATACCTTACCCAGAAGATAAGCAATATACAAACAGCAATGGTTTTAGAATAACAGGAACACCATCAGAAGAAAAATTATATCACATTGGTTACCAAGATGAGGACAATCCTTATTATACTCCTATCACAAGCAACGGTGATGGAAGAATTAATGCTGGAGTAGAATATCTTTTAAGAATACCTATGGGTAATGCTATTAAAAAACATGAAGCATATATTAATGCTGACAAAGTACAAGCAGAGTTAGATGCGTTTCGCAAATTAATGGGAATAGAGGGAACATTATACCCTTGGGAAAAATAATGAGCTACGAAGAAGAATTATTAAATGGAACTATAACTGGAAATATAAGGCCATCCAATTATCTTCCAGAAGATTACGATAAATATAAAGACTTAAATGGTTCTTATGATTTATTAGGTGGTATTGCAGCACACTTTAAAACAAGTGTTGGTAGTAATGTTTGGAGAAATACAAAAATAGAAATAGCTGGTTTAGAATCAGATTACGATCCAGATTACAATCCTTTATCAGATGTTAGTGATCCTTATTTAGCTAGTAGGTATTGGGATGAGTTTTATCATTTACATAATGCAGAACAAGTAAGATTAAAAGAAGAACAAATTAGAGATAATTTATCAGCTAGAAGAAAAATAGATACACTTAATTTTGGTACACAAATGTTAGCATATCCATTAGGGAATATAGCTGGGGGTGATATAAGTTATTTTATACCAATATTAAAAGGTGGTAAGGTATTAAAAACATCAGAAGCATTTACTAAAGCTGCTTTAAGAACATCTGGAGCAGAGGCTTTATATCAAATACCAAAAGGTTGGGCTGATCCAACATCTCAAGAAAGTCCAATTCCAGGAGTAAGTCAAGAAGCATTGTTTATGATACCTACTGTTGGATTATTTGGTGGTATAATGGGTGCTGGTTTAAATGCTTTACGAGGTAGGGCAAGATTTAAAACAGAACCAGATAGCAGCACTCCTCCTCCAGCTCCTAAACAATTAAAAGATGATTCTGATATTATAGAAATGAAACAAAAAGAAGATGGCACATTTGATGTTGATCCAAAAAATCATTGGAACAAAGAAAAAGCTGGAACATTAAAACATGAAATTGTTGATAATGGTAAAAGTCATAAACTAAGAGATGTAATACTTCTTGGAAATAATAAACAACAATCTACAGCTTTAACTGTACTAGAAAATCAATATCAAAAAGATATAGCTAACGCTATTACTTTTAGACCAGAAGATTCTGTTACTAAATGGGGAGAATATAAAGATACAGAGTGGGTGTTTGAAAATGGAGAAATGAAAGAAGTACATAAAGTATATACAGAGGGTGTAGCTGGTAGAATTGTAAGAGAAATTGTAGAAAGACCTTTTGGTTTAGGTCGTTCTCCTTATGATTTTACAAAAGATATTGTTGCAAAATATCATTCTAAAAACAATCCAGTTTATAGTGACTCTAAAGTATATAATGATGCACTTGCAGAGCTATCATATATGATGGATGATTTAGTTAGTGATGGTGCTTTAATGTTAACAACAAATACAAAAGCTCAAGGAAGCGGTATTCAAATGCAATCAAGACGAGAGTTTGACAGACTTATACCTAAGATTAATGAAGCATTATATGATGGTATATCTATGATTAATGGTTGGACAAGAGGTAAACTAAGAGCAGAGGCTTACGATCTTGGTGTTGAAAGACAAAAAATAGAAAGCAAAGTTGATAAAATAGCTGGGGGTAAGGGAGCTAAAATAAAAGAAAGCGATTACTATGATTTGGTAATAAGAGAAATAGAAGAACCTGGCAGTACATTAAGACTAGGATATGACGCTACTACAATACAAGCTATTGAAGGAACAGCTAGAGTAATAAATGAAATAACTGAAATGTTTGAAAAACAGTTAACAAAAAGAAATTTAATAGGTGTACCTAAACAAATACAAAATGAAATAAACTTATTAGAAGCAAAAATATTAAGAGAAGAAAAAAGTAAAAACCCATTATCTAAAATTGTTGTTAGAGAGTATCAAGCTAAATTAGAAGATGCAAAAGAGTTGTTAGCTATAGTTAAAGAAGAAAACATGCCTGTTAGATCAGGAGGGTATTATCCTCATTTGTATAGAGAAATTCCTGTTGATAGAAAAGTTGAATTTATAGATGATTTAGAAGCACAATTTAAAATAGATGAATCACTAGGTATGTTTACTGGTAAATTAACTGCTAGAGAAAGAGCTGAAATATCAGCACAAAGAATAATGGGTGAAGCATTAGAATATAATTTTGGAAATTTATCTGGCAGAGGAAGAAGTAAATATTTTATAGAAAGACAAGTTACTTGGCATGAAAAAGATAAAATGTTGAAGTGGATAGATAATGATATTTTTTCTGTTATGTCTAATTATATACATAGAGTTGGGCCATTAATTAAAATGCACGATTTTGGTGGTGGTGATATTATGTTAAGTAAACAAATGATAGAAATAGAAAAAAACTTTAACATTATAAAATCTACTGCACCAAAAAAACACTTACCAAAAATTGAAGAAGATATGGAAAACTTTAAACTTAATATTGCAGACATGAGGGATGTTGTTTTAGGTAGGATGAGTAATCACGGTAACCCAGCAAGTATACAAGCAAGAACAGCAAGGTTATTAAAAAATTACGCTACAACATTATTTGCTGGTAAGTTTTTATTTAGCTCTATTCCAGATTTAGGAAACATGGCAGCAATAATTGGTATGAAAGAAATTGGTATTTATACACAAGCTATAACATCTGGAAACAAAAACCTTATAAACGCAATAGAACAAAACAAAGAGTTTACTAAAGAAATTGGATTAGCTATTGAAACTGTATTAGGTAGTAATGCAAGATTTATGGAACCCAATCAATACCGAACACCTAGTGGTGGTCTTGGACAATTTGGTTTAAGAAACATGGAAGATTACGCAGAGCGTGGTGCTAATGCTATGCACATAGCAAACTTGTTATTGCCTTGGACAACAATGACAAAACAATTAGCTGGTACTTTAACAACATCACAGTTAATTAGAAATGCTATTGAACTTACAGCTAATGTAAAGCCAAGAGCTAATGGTAAAAAATATGTAGCTGATATACCTAAAAAAGATATTAAAGAATGGCAAAGGTTACAAAATTTAGGTTTAAGCAAATCAGAAATTATTGCAATAGGTCAAAAGAAAACAGGAGTTAATTGGGAAAAAGTTGAGGAGGGTGATACCTCTATATATGTAGGTAATGTTAATAACTGGACAGATAGAAAACTAGCAGAAAAATTTGAGATTGCTGTTTTTGAACAAACTGAATTAGCTGTTATGATACCAGGCTTATCTTCTAAACCAAATTATTTATACAATACTGTTAATGTTCCTTTTAGAGGTAAATGGGCTGTAAAGATAAGAAAAGAAATGAATGATTTAGATGACAAAATTAGAGATGGAGTTAATAGAGGTGTTGGTGAAAAAGAATTAGAACCTATGCGTGAAAGATTTAGAGAGCTACAATCTGAATATTCTGGATTAGGAAGAAAATACGCTCCATTATTTAGTTTAATATTTCAGTTTAGATCATTTGGTATTGGTGCTGCGCAAAAAATTACACAAGCATTTACACAAGGTAGACAAAGATCAAGATGGTCTGGTTTATCAGCAGTTATAGCATTAGCATATATTTCTAATTATCTTAGAAATCCATATTATAGATTCTTAGATGAAAATGAGCAAATGCTTACAGCATTAGAATATAGCGGTGTTACAAATTGGTTATTAGATTTTAATACATCAATAGAAACACTTGCACCTTTGTTAACAGAAGATGAATTTGGTTTAAGAGCTATGTTAGGAATGGATCCAAAATGGTCTTATGATGAAAACATAGAAAGAGTAGGTGGTGGATTTGGTACTGGTTATGCAGCCTTATATAAAGCATACGATTATATATTAAACAATGATGATAAAACAGATAGAGAAAAATTAAATGCAATTAGGCAATTAATACCGTTTAACAACCTTTTTTATCTTAGCCCTGTAGCTAAAGGTGTACAAAAAGAAATGTTAGAATCTAAACAATTAGATGATGAGTTTTTGTATGGGTATTAAAGTGCGTTGCAATAGAATAAACATTAAGGAAAGTAGGTCATTATGGCAATAAGTGTATCAGATACAACTCCTAGACAGAGTTATACCGTAGGAAGCAGTGGGCAAACTACATTTTCAGTACCGTTTGCTACTGAACAACAAGCAGATGTAGCTGTTTATGTTAATGATGTTAAAGCAGATTATGTATCATCATTAGTTGGTCAAACAGGAACAAAGTATACATTAAACAATGTAGGTACAGCTAATAGTACTGAGGTACAATTTGCTACTGAACAAAGTAATGTGACTATTGACATTATTAGAGATACAGCCATATCAAGAACAAGTGACTTTAATACTGGTGGGTTTTTTGATATAGAAGATTTGAATGTTGAGTTATCAAGACTAACCAGAATAGTACAAGACTTGGAGTTAAAAGTTGATCAAAGTATTTCAGTACAACCTCAAGAAGATACGCCAGGAGATTTACCTATTGCGACTTCAAGGGCTGGAAAACTCTTGGCTTTTGACTCATCTGGTAATGTCACCACTAAAACAAGTGCTATTACTGAGTATCTTGGAGCTTTTACAGCTGATTTAACTAACAGACCAGACAATTCTCCATTGGAAGTCGGAGATATATATTACAATACAACAAGTTTAGAAACAAAAATATGGACAGGAACATCTTGGGATTTAGTCTTTGGTAGAGTACAACCTATATCTACTTCCTTTACCTCAACTGGCAACACAATAATGACTTTAACTTCAAGACCAAGTAGTAAACTGTCCATATTAGTTATGATTGATGGTGTAATGCAAAATCCTAATAATTATGATGTAGCTGATAATATTATTACATTTACAACAGCTCCACCAGTAGGCGCTGCTGTAGAAATTAGAGATTTTTCATCAACACAAACATCAGGATCAGGAACAATAATTAATGTAGATTCTGGTACAACAGTAACACAAGCTAATGTAGATATAAGTAAGCTTTTATCAGATATGGCAACAAATCCAGTTAAAATTGACTCAACACATTTATCTACTAATTTGACAAATACACTTAACAAAGTGCCAACATTAGATACTCGTTTAATTGCAGCAGAAAACTTAATAACTATTAATGGTGTAGATCAAATATCAGATCAAGGAACAAGATTAACAAATGTAGAGGCCTTGTATGCTTCAATAGATACAGTAGTTAATGGCTCACAATCTACATCACTTGCGTCAAGAGTAGCACAATTAGAAACTTTAGGAATTACTGGATCAGGAAACATAACTCTTGATCTTAATAGAATAACATCTTTGGAAGCTGCTGTATTTGAATCTGATGGAAGCACATTAAAGTTAGCAACAGCACAGGCATTTAATCAGTTAAATGGTACTGTTTCATCTTTAAGTGGAATTAATACATCTCAAGCATCAGATATAAATGTTTTAAAATCACAAGTACAAGATGGAAGTGGTAACTTAGTATTAGCTACAAGCACACAATTTACAACTGTAGAAACTACGGCTAACACAGCAGATGGTAAAGCTGATGGTGCTGTTACCGCTGTAAACAACCTAGCATTAACTGTTGGTGACAATACTACAAATATAAATACTCATACATCTTTGATAGGTAATAACGCAACAACTCCAGGTGGTGTAATTGGAGCAGAAAAAACACTAAGTATTGATGTTAATGGTAGAATTACTGGAAC